ACCTCGACAAGCTCGCGAACATCGGGGCGGATTGGCTCGTTGATCAGATCAAGGGACTGACGGAACGCTTGGACCGCGTGGACCCCGTGGCTTTCAACGAGGCCAATCGGTATTTGCCTGAGTCTGTCACCAGCTCGCCTGGGTTCATACGGTATTCGTTCAACCCATATATGCGAGAGATTCTCCGCTGCTTCGACGTGGATAGCCCCGTTCGGGAAGTCAATTTGATGAAAGGGTCCCAGATCACGTGGTCTACGTTGCTGGAGTCAGGAGCCTTATACTTTATGGCTCATGTGAAGACGCTCCCTATCATGTATATTACTGCGGACAAGGAACTTGCCGACGCGCGGATAGAGAATAACTTTATACCCATGCTTCAAGAGTCCGGGTTTTCGGATATAATAAGGTCGAGTGATGTCGGCAACAAGCGCAAGACAGGCATCACAAAGAACCACATCCAATTCGAGGGGGGCGGCTACCTAACCCCGTTTGGCGCAAACAACGCTAATAAGATGCGTCAATACTCTGTAGCAGTCATGCTTAAGGACGAGCTGGACGGATGGCCTCAAACTGTAGGCAAGGACGGCGACCCCGACAAGCTGACGGACGACAGGTGCAAAGGGTACTGGCCCAAGCGGAAGATACTGAGAGGCTCCACGCCCCTTCTTAAAGGGTCTAGCAAGATCCTCAAGCAGTACAAGCGGGGTGATTGCCGCAAGTACATGGTTCGCTGCCGCAAGTGCAACGCGCCTATGGAACTTCGCTGGAGGTTCGGGCGAGACCTAAAGGGCAAGGGGGGCATGAAGTGGGAGACGGATGACGGGATACTCGTGCCTGATTCAGTCCGGTTCGAGTGTCCCGAATGCGGGCACGCCCATTATGAACACGACAAGCCGAAGCTGTTTGCCGAGGAGGAAGGAGCCGCGTGGACCCCTACCGCCAGACCCGAGAGCCCGGAAATCAGGTCGTACCACCTGCCCTCCATGTACAGTCCCGTGGGCACATACCCTTGGTCTCAGTGCGTCGCCGACTTCATACGTGCCTGGGACGTAGAGTCCGACAAGCCTAAGGATGTGAATAAGCTGCAGGTATTCTATAATAACGTGCTAGGGCTCCCCTTCGAGAAGATAGGACGAGGCATTCGTCCCGAACAGGTTAATAGGCACAAGCGCTACGCATACACGCTCGGTAATGTGCCGAACCGGTACTCTTTGGAGCATACAGGCAGCCCTATCTGGTTCCTTACGGTTCAGGTCGATGTCCACAAAAGGCATTTGGACGTCGCAGTAATAGGGTGGGCCTCGAATGCACGCTGTTTCCTCGTGGAGTATAAGATCTTTGAGGCCAAAGAGGGCGAGATGGACTGTTCGGAGCCGTCCAGTCCCGCGTGGGGCAAGCTCCGCGAGTTGATCGAGGAGAAAGAGTACGTTGCGGACGATGGCAGGAGATACCGTATTTTTGCTACGGTGGTCGACGCCGGGTGGAAGCCGGACACGGTAGTCGCCTTCTGTTCGGACTACGAGGCTAATGTGTACCCTATTCTTGGGAGGGACAGGCCCGCGAAGAGTCAGACTATACGAGAGTTTGCCAAGTTTGAGACGCAAGCCGGCACCGTAGGCTTCCGGGTTACGGTCGATCACTACAAGGATCGGCTCGCCGAGGTGCTTAGGCGCGAATGGGTCGAGGAGATTGGACCGCAGCCCGTTTGGCACTTCAACGCACCCTCCAACTTGCCTGCGGAGGCCATACGCGAGTTGACTGCGGAGTACCTGCGGGAGGAAGAGGATGACCGCGGGAATCTGATATACAAATGGCACCGTCCTTCCGGGAGGCGTAACGAGCTGTGGGACCTTCTAGTCTACGGGCACGCTCTGGTTGAGATTATAGCGTGGATCAAATGTCGGGAGGAATTCGAACTAGATTCTGTCGACTGGGCAAGGTTCTGGGCGTATGTTGAAGAGAATGAGGCATTTTTTCGTTGCGTTCAGGAGTGAACGCTACCTTGATTCGTCCGATGTCTTCTACGGACCCGTCTTTTTGGGAACAACAGCTTACTACGGCCAAGGCGACCCTGGTGGCGTTTCAGCAAGCGCGAACGCAACTTATGTCCGGGAACGTCCAGAGTTACACGCTCGATACCGGGCAGACGGTCCAGAAGGTCACGAAGTTCGACCTTCCTGGGATACAACGAAGCATCGGCAGCTTGTTAAACGAAGTGGCTACGCTCGAGGCTCGATGCGGACGGGCCGGGGCGCACACTAGTCGCCCTGATTTCTGATGGACCTCGTTGATAGGATCAAGAAGCTGTTCAGGTCGCAGCCTGGGAACCCGGACACCGCGGCACCTGTCGTGCAATACGACCAACTCCCCGCGGCGTACTCCGGTCAGAAGCATATCGCCGGCTGGGAGGGATCGGTTTTTGATGGAGAGAAGTTCTTCGGGGGCATGGGGCCTGTTCAGGCGCCTTGGGTCGACTACTGGTCGCTTAGGCAGAGAAGTTGCGAGCTTTTCATGCAGAATCCCTACGCTGCGGGCATCGTCAAGCGCCTCGTAACCAGCGAGATTAACACGGGATTGTCCCCTGAAGTCAGGCCTGAGGAGATTGTCCTGGGGTTCGAAGAGGGGTCGCTTTCCGAATGGGGCGAAGATGTCGAAAACCGATTTGCCTTGTGGGGCGACCGGGAAGACATCTGCGACTATTTCGGAAAGGACACCTTTTCTGCCCTGCAGTACCATGTAAGACGTGAAGCGCTTATCTCAGGCGACGTTCTCGTGGTCATGGGCCAAGACAAGAGGGCTAGAGTCCCCAATGTCCAATTGATAGACGCCGACAGGGTCCGGTCGCCGCTTGTAGGGGATTCCGAAAAAATCCCCGAGTCTCATGAGGTCAGGCATGGCGTTGAGCGGGACGCAAGAGGCCGGGAAGTTGCGTATTGGGTCCAGCAAGGAGATTTAGGATTCAAGCGGATACGGGCGCGCAGTGCGCGGAACGGGCGTCGCATCGCGTGGCTTGTGTTTGGCTCGGGGTCCGACAGGTATGGTGATGAGAGGGGGTTGCCTCTGCTTGCTCTTGTCATGCAAAGCTTGAAGGAATCGGACCGATACAAGGACTCGGTTCTCCGAAAGGCGGTTATAAACAGCATGCTTGCCCTTTTCGTAAAGAAGTCGGATGACAAGCCTGGAACGCTCCCGCTGCAGCAGGGTGCGGTCCGAAGGGGGTCCGTTACCGAGCGACAAAACGTCGGGACCGATCGAAAGTTTAACGTAGCCAGCCAGATTCCGGGACTTGTGTTGGACGAATTGCAGAAGGGCGAGGAGCCCATGTCGTTTGGTAGCGGCGGAACGGACGAGAAGTTTGGAGAGTTCGAGGAAGCCATCGTACACGGGGTTGCATGGGCTTTGGAGATACCTCCAGAAATACTCACGTTGAATTTCTCGAGTAACTATTCCGCGTCTCAGGCAGCAACTAATGAGTTCAAGACATATTTGGGGTTGGTTAGAGCTCGGTTTGGAACGCAGTTTTGCGATCCTATCTATCGGGATTGGCTACTTAGTGAGGTTCTCAACGGCAAGGTAAGCGCACAAGGGTTTCTGGATGCGTGGAGAGACCGGAAGAGCTACGAGCAGTACGCCGCGTGGGTTGCAGCGGATTGGTACGGTCCCGTAAAGCTGTCCACCGACATGCTAAAACAGGCCAACGCAAGCGAAAAGATGCTCCAGCTCGGGCTGTCGACACACGCTCGCGAGGCGCGGAACATGACAGGGACAAAGTTCTCCAAAAACGTGCGGCGCTTGCAAAAGGAGAAACAAATGCTTGCGGAAGCGGGCGTCTTACCTGATGAATCTGAAGAGACGCAGCCTAAAAAGGGAGATAACGAGGATGAATGAGCTCTGGTTGATCGAAGACAATACCTATGCACTTATGCAGGCATCGTATGAGCGCTGGTGCGCGAACCCTGCGATATTGGTCGAGGAGACGTCGACGCCTGATGCGTCAATGGAGATCGATGCAGAAGGCGCCGCTCATATCAAGGTTTCGGGCCCGTTGGTGAATCGGATTAGTCCGTTCCTAGCCTTTATTGGCGTAGGGGGCACTACATACAGCAGTATTATCGATGGAATCGCTTCGGCGAATGCAGATCCTCGAGTCAAGAGCATCGTACTTGATGTGGACAGCCCGGGCGGCATGGCCATAGACGAGGCATACGATGCTGCAGATGCTATCGCCCGTTCCTCAAAGCCCGTTGAGGCGCGCGTTCGACGCATAGGGGCAAGCGGAGCGTATTTGCTCGCCAGCCAAGCGAGCTGTATAACCGTGGCAAATCGGGCTACAATTGTAGGGTCCATAGGCGTCGTTCTACGCACTTTTGTTTCCAAATCTTCCGTGGCAATAACCAATACGGAGTCGCCGAAGAAAGCCCCAGACCTAAACACAGAGGAGGGGAAGGACTTTACTCGCGAAGAAATGGACGAACATTACTCAATTTTCGTTGACGCCATTGCCAAAGGACGTAAAACGACGGTTGCCAAAGTAAATGCCGAGTATGGCCAAGGGTCTGTTTTTCTTGCGGAAAAAGCGCTAGCTAGTGGGATGATTGACGCTATAGGCTTCTCCGCTTCTAACAAAAACGTCACAAGTCAAATGAAAGAAGAAGAACTCAAAGCCCAGCACCCTGACCTTTACGCTTCCTGCGTTAAGAAGGGCACGGATGCAGAGCGCGAACGAGTCGTTGCCCACCTTAAGTTGGGTAAGGCGTCGGGAGCTCTCGAAACCTCGATTAATGCGATCGAGTCAGGGGCGGGCCTTACGGACTCGCTCAAAGCGGATTACATGGCGGCTGCCATGAACAAGAACGAAGCTGACGCCCGCCAGAAGGAAGCTGACGCTTCCCAGGATGCGTCCGATCCTGCCTCCCAATCTAGCAGGATGAAGAAGGACGAAGGCGACGAACTCTTCGCAGCTTTCACATCCCTAAGCGAATCTCAAACCCATTTCGGATAAAATGCCTGATCCAATTATAACCAATCTCGACACTGGCAATGTGATATATAAGGACCCCTCTTACGAGGAAGGGCTTATCACTTTTACAGGCGCGGGCACCTTGGCAGAGGGAACCATTCTCGCAAGGGACTCTGTCTCAGGTAATTTCGTCCCTTACGTCATAGGGGGTTCTTCGAACGGAAACGGCGTGCCCAAGGCGATCTTGACGTACCCCGTGACCGCCGCGGGCGCAGGAAACGTAACCGCAAGGCCTGCTGTAAAGGGGCATTTCATCAAATCTCGTTCGGTCGTCGATGCAGATGGCGACGATTCGAACATCACCTCAGCCATCCGCGACGAGCTTCGAGGCTACGGGATTCTTCTCGTGGACGTGTCCGAACTCAACATCCTAGACAATCAGTAGAATGAGCTCTGAATCTACAGTAAAAATGATACAGGCGTACTTTCAGGACGCCGCCCCCGTGAGGTTTTTTTCCGGGCTCTTCCGTAGCGCCCGTGAAAACTTCTTCAACTCCAAGGAAGTCGAGATCGACATCGTTCGCGGCGAGGAAGACGTTGCCGTAGCAGTACACGACTTGAGCGCAGGGTACCGCAGCAACGAAGCGACGTCCTACGTGAATAAAAGCTTCGTTCCGCCTATCTTCAAGGAATCGGTCGCTCTCGACTCGAATCAGCTAATGGACCGTCTTCCTAGCAACACGCCTTTTGACGACCCGTCGTTTAAGGCTAGCATAATGTCCCATTTCTTCAGGGGTATGCGCAAGATTGAAGATAAGATAAGTAGAGCCATTGAACTGCAGGCGTCTCAAGTCATGCAGACAGGCGCAGCCACCCTCGTGGATTACGGCGGAAACAGCGTCTACACCATCGACTACCAGCCAAAGGCGTCTCATTTCCCCACAGCGGGCACTGCTTGGAGCGGGGCCGCGGACATCAAGGCCGACCTCAAGGCCCTCTGTAATGTTATCCGCAACGACGGACTTAGTGATCCGAATGTTTCATATTGGGGTGAGGATGCCTATGATGCGGCCTTGGCCAATACGGCGTTCAAGGATGCGTTCGAGGTGCGTCGAATCGACACTGGGTCCATTATGCCTATGGCTATGGGAGGTACTTCAGGTGCGAATTTCCGAGGAACCATAGACCTTGGAAACTTCAAGTTGGAAATATGGACCTACGGGGCTCGGTACAAGCATCCTCAAACAGGCGTGGTTACGCAATACCTCGATCCTGCCAAGGTTATTGTTATGGACAGCTCAGCTCGTTTTGACGCCCTGTATGGTGGCGTTCCTCATATAGGGCGCGAGCTCGGCATGAGTGGGCAGAGTATTCTCGGTGGCATGCCTCGTCGGTTCTCGTCCACGGAAAAAGGCCGGGATTTGTTTACCAATGTTTGGCTTACCGATGACAAGGAGCAACTCTTTGGAGGAGTCGCCAGCCGCCCTCTGATGGTTCCGACCGCTATCGATCGCTACGGTTGCATTAGCACCGGAGTATAATCCTAACTGGAGCACGATTATGTCTACTAAAAAGACCAGTACTGATGAGGAGGTAGCCGCTGCGGAGGCCAAGAAGGAGGCCAAGGAGGCTGCTAAAAAGCCCACGGGGCTCCGAGTAGCCCCCGGCAAGTCCATCACGTCGCCTCGCGGCATCCTCACGTCGGCTGACGGCACCGTGACGCCCCGCGATTTTGCGGGTGACAGCTCCGTGAGGATCAAGGAGCTACTTGAAGCCGGGGTTCTCGTAAAGTGAACCTTCGTGCTCAAGCGGAGTCTGATTTGAACAGCATTTTAAAAGACGCTGACAACGGATTCGGTTGGAGCATTGAGTTTGTTAGCCCAGCAGGGGACTTTGTGTCCCTGCTGGGCTTTTCTAACGACATAGGACAGGCTATTGACCCCGAGACGGGCCAACCTGTCGCGGGGCGAACCGTAACGGTTTCTGTTCCTATAAAAGACTTTGAGGATAGAGGGCTATCCCTGCCGACAGGCATCACTCAGACAAACTCCCGTCCGTGGTGCGTTTCTTTTATGGAGCTGCCTGGATCTCAGTCTCGCCCGGTGAACTTCAGAGTGGTAAACACTCTTCCGGATCGCGGGATCGGAATGCTAGTGTGTTACTTGGAGGGTATAAGGCCTGGATGAGCATAGGGTTAATCGATAAGCTCGACAATTTCGAGGTGGTTCGCAATCGAGTCGCTCAGATTCTTGCGGACGAAACGGAGGCACAGCAGGCACTTGCATCTCAGGCATCCCGCGACCCCGACGAATGGACATTTCAAGTATATGCCGAGCGCAGCCACCCCTGGGAGCAGTTTCTTAACCCTGAAGGGAATCCGGACACCGTAGACGTATCCCCCATAGCCAACGTGTGGTGTGACGGGCTCACCTTCCTCCAGGCGGCTTCGAATATAGTCGAGCGCCAAAAGTGCGAGGCGACAGTAAACGTAGATTGCTACGGGTTTGGGCAGAGCATAACGACGGACGGAGGGCATGTCCCAGGCGACCTTGCGGCGTCTCGCGAACTGAACAGGTGCGTTCGGCTCGTACGCAACGTCCTAATGGCGGGGCCTAATACCTACCTCGGCTTACGCGGGCTTGTCTGGCAAAGGTGGATATCTTCAGTAGAATTTTTTCAACCACAGCTTGACACGAACACTCACGCCAGAATACTAGGGGC